CTGAAAAGTATTAGTCTCAAAATCAGAAGCAACGTATCCCGCACCAGTCGGAGGAGTTACAGAGGTGAATGTAAACAAATCACCTGCCTCTAAAGCGTGTGCCGCTTTATTTACTGTAACAGTAGCTGATGTATTAACAGTATCAAAAGTGCATGATGTAAGAGCTGTATCTAAAGGAGTAATATCAAAAAAAGATCCTTCATAATAAACAACTAATAATTTATTAGTTCCAATAGCTGCATATCTTCGACCATCTAAATCAGCCCAAATAAATTGTTCTCTAGCAGCACCCACCAATTTTCCTTCTAAAATTTGTGACCAACCACCAATCTTCTCCGGTAGTCCATATCTAAATCTAACAAAATCACCATCAGTCCATTTGCCTTCAGCTCCTGTCTGAGTTACTTGTTTGTTAAATCCTGGTGCAATATTAATTTTTGTTAATGGCATAATTTATTATACCTTAAAATATTTTACCTTTAAACCTATCTGTCATGAGTTCAAATTTCCTTATTTTTCCTCATCTCAGGTATAGGAAATCTTATACCATTTTCATGATAAATATTTGAAAAAAAACAAACTAAAGTTAGTCTATCTTTTGATAGATCATTACTTATAAAATTAGGTACATAATGATATTGATTTGAATCAAATATCAATATTCTATTGTATTTAGATTTTACGACTATGCTATCTTTAAATTGGTTATTATTTTCATTTAACTTTTCATCTAAGTTTTTTACGTCTTTTCCGAGATTAGCTCTAATTTTAGAACTTAAGTTAATTATATTAGAGTTAAAATTTTTAGCTTCAACAATAGTGGTTCCTACATCCTCATGTTTCGAAAGATAAATTATGGCGGTAAATAAATAGGGATCATCATAATGCACCCATCCTTGTTTTAAATTATTTTTTGTATTTTGTTTTATTATTTGAAAGCTTGAAGCACATTGATACTGAATATTAGGTATAGAGGGAAATATAATCGATAATATTTTACTATTAACTTTACAAAAAAGAAGCTTGTCTATTGTATGAAGAAGAGCAGATCTTGTGCCAGGCCAAGTTCCGTTTGATGATGGTTGAAATTTTAAGGTTTTAGCAAAATCTACTATTTCATCTGGATCAACAAAAAAATTATCTGCTATAATTGTAGGGAACAACATAACTTATTCATTTTTTTTTGAAGTCTCTTTTCCTTTTATCTCACTCGAACCTGTTGTTTTTATATTTTTAAATTCATCACTAAAGTTTTCTTGCCAATCAAAAACGATTTTTACTAACACATTACCAAAATGTTTAAAAGCAGCTGGGTCAAGATAAATTTTTTCTTTCTTTTTAATAATATCTATTTCATGTTTTTCAAAAATAATATCACAACCGCCATCATTAAATTGTTTAAATTTCATTTATTTTTGCATCCCCCAATATTTTCTGTTATCCATTATTAAATTTTTGTAATCACCATTTTTTTTTACATAATGTAAAAATGTTTGAGCATACCAATCACCCTTAAATTCTTCTCTATCATAATAAAAATTTTTTGGAAGAAAAATTAATGCATCACCTACATTTAAATTATGTTCTTGGTTTTCAAATTTTAATGGCCAAGCTGTTCCGTCATTACCCAAATTTATCATAACACTAATTTCACATGAATCTTTATGTTTTTTAAAAGACATGTTAGAATTTAAAGTGTGCATTTTCCAACTAGAAAATGTTGGAAAAATTTCAAATCCTAATTCTTTTTCAACATCCTTTTTTTTATTAATTAATAAAGACTCCATAATAGGATCACCATAGACATAGGTATCTAGATTTTGATCGTTTTCTTTATCAAACTGATTTTGATTTAATCTATGAAATATTCTGCAATAATCTTTTAAAAGAGCACATTCAAAATTATTTAAAAAATTATTTATTTTTGCAAATTTATTTATCTTGCCCACGCTACAACCGAAAGCCTTTCTCCCTCTAAAACTGGTTTTACTGTATGTGGGTATAAAAAAGATGAGGGCCAAACTATTAAACGATTAGATTTTTTTTCAATCGTGTGCTCGTCAGTTGTATCAGGATTTCGAAAACATAAATTTCCACCTTTGTAGTTATCATTAACAAAATAAATACAACTTAGTGTTCTAGGTGTTGTGTGTCCATCATCAACATGCCAATTGTAGAAATTAGATGTATTATATTTTAAAATTTGTATGTCGTGAACATTAATGTCTAAACGAACATCAAGGTTTTGACTTTGTATATAATGCACACAATGTGTTGTAAAAATATGATGTAACAAGTTAAACCAATGTGCCTCTGTTAAAGATTCTTTCATGTTTGATAAAAATCTACCTTGCACTTTTCGAACATTTTCATTTATAGAGTCATCAGCTAATTTGGTTTTTTTGTAATTAAAATGACTACACACTTTTGTAAAATTTTTTAAAACAAAAAGTGGAAAAACATCGTCATAAATTCTTATAAATTTTTTTATTTCCATGATTTTTTTTGCCAGAATTTGCCTTTATAGATATGTAAAAATTTCATAAAATAAAATAACTTTCCTTCATTCATTTTTTTTGAAGTAGCAGGCACAATTGACATTTTCCAAGAATCTCTTTTAAATGGTATAACCTGAACGTATGGAGTGCCTTTTTTAATTGTAGTATCTAGTGTTGGGTATTTATCTCCATTAATAACAATAGGGAAATTAATTTCATTAGGAAAAGTATCTGTATCTACAATGCCTGGGATGATAGAAAATCTATCATCCGTATTATTCATGGGTGGTAAAAATAAACAAGAGTAACCAGGAGGTGTTTTTATAATCCATGGATTTATTATTTTTATAAAGGGTAAATTTTTATTTTTTTCACATAAGGGCGACCCTTTAATTTGAGCCGGTGGATGAAAATTTGCTCGTGTACATAAGTTAATACCTTTAACATCTAAATGACCACCCTCTAAGCCTAATGGGTGCCACTCAATATCTGGTTGACCATCTTTATTAATCATATTATGCACAAAAGCGTAGTCTTGTGGAACCCTTAATAAATAACCCGTTGTTAAAGTATCTAAAAAAGGCATGCATCCTTTTACTGTTTTATACCTAATAGTATGATTAAGTTTTTTATACCATTCAGGTATATTTAATTTAATTGGTTCTGGATAATCCTCTTTGAGATTTACATAATCTTGATGTGAGATGAATTTAATTTTTTTATTAAACATCAAATTAAATTTATAGATTTTTTAATTGATGTAAAGATTAAATTAATTCTAATAGATGCACTGGTTCTTTTTCTTGACTTATTGCATATTTTTCAAAAGTGCCTGCTATTGGTGTTAATGAACTTGTATCTAAAGATTTGACCCAAGACAAATAAGTTTGTAATTTATTGTATAAAGGATGCTCTGTGTTATGCATTGACCAATTTTCAGCCGTCTGTGTATAACTAGATAAATAATATTGTAAACTTTTTTCATCAGGGAATTCTATACTACTTGAATCTAAGTCTTGCCAATTCACATTAGTACCATCATGAGATTTAGGCATTTTATCTCCGTTAACTATTGCATTAAAATCAGCATTAGAAATTTCAAATGAATCCACTAAATCTGAAGTAAATCCATTATGATTAGCAAACATATCATCGTTTGATGCAATTTTTAACAGACATCCATCTTGATTAGCACTATTTTTTACAAAAAATACTTTAGCCATATTAAGTTCCTAAATCCTCAAAAAATCTTATCAATCCATCTCCACCTTTCTGTCCGCTACCTTCTCCACCTCCAGACGGACCTGGCACTCCATGAACTCCTAATTTTGATGCTGCACCTAATCCAAATATTTGGATTACATTAGAATTTGGTGTGTTAGTACCTTGTGTGTTAAGTGGCGAGGGATCAGTTTGAGGTCCTTTAACATGATTTGTCATAAACTGAGTAGATCTAATGCCACTCACTAATGTTGCAGGTGAAGTTACACTCGTTGAACCATCGTTACCAGAAGCTCCAGGTGAGCCTGGATTTCCTTGACCTCCATTACCACCATTAAATGTGAAAACATCTGTCATTGATGTAGCACCTCCTGCATTACCTGCTGCAGTTCTAGCTCCACCATTTCCTCCTGCACCTACGGAAAATGCTTTTGAAAAAGGGTGTGTTATGTTTCTCATAACTATACCAAATCCTCCATCGCCTCCTGCGCCCCCTGGAGGTCCGCCCGTGCCGCCGCCGCCTCCGCCGGCTGCTGTAGCATAGAGCATTATTTTATTAGCCGCCGAATTAGCAGTATAAGTTCCACTTGCAGGACCCGCTCCTGTTTCTTGAACACATATCATGTTACCCGCACCTGCTGAACCTGAAGAGGCAGATGTTAATCTTCCTTGTGCATCAACAGTGATTGATGCAAGAGTATAAGATCCTGCGGTTACTGCAGTGTTAGCAAGCTGATCAGCTCCAACAGCATCATCAGCTATTTTAGCTTGTGTCACAGCATCATCGTTAATAGTTGCAGTAATAACTGCATTGTCTGATATTTTTGCAGCAGTTACTGCATCATCTGCAAGTATAGGCGTAGTCACTGCAGAAGCTTCTAAGTTTGCCGTTGCAATTGTACCACCTAATGTATTTAAAGATATCTCAGTTAAATTTGTTCCATCAGAATAAGCTGCAAAAATTTTTGAACTTGCAGCACCTGCTACTGTTGGTGAAAAACCAGTTCCAGAAGCAGTTTTAATTGTAAGGTTATTAGCATTTGTTAAACCACTACAATCAAAAATATAAAATTTTTCTATCGAATCTGGAATAGTACAAACTGTGCTTGCTGCAATAGTAGCAGTTGCAAATTTAATAACTAAATTTCTAGCATTAGATATTGCACCATCAGACATGACAAGTGCAACAGTGCCTCCAGATGAAAGTGTAACTTGTTCAAATCCAGCCACTGCCTGTTGAATTAAATTTAAATTTGTGTTTGTTTTATCACCCCACGTACCGGCATTTTCACCAGTGGCCATGAGTTCTAATTTAAGATCACTTGAATAAGT